GATCTGGGCGTTGAGGTCGAGCTCTGCCTCTCTGACCTTCCTGGCCTTGCCGATCTGCTTATCTGCGAGGTAGCTATCGATCAGCGCTTGGTGCTGGGCTTCTACTGCTACCAGCCCCTGTCCTGCGCTTTGGTGTCCTGGCATTGTCGGGTCTTCACCACGCGGCACAAGCTCTTGCAACTTGCTCTCAACCGCGAACACCCAGGCTATGGCGAAGTGATCACCGGCAGTGGGGGCGGAATAGTTGCTCCGGAGCTTGCCGGCACGTACCCCGGAAACGTACGCGTTCCGAGCCTGCGTCAGCTTCGCAAGAAGAGTTTCGTACGCATACAGGGCGATGTGCTGGGCAGGGCTCACCCCCACAAACTTCGCACGCTCGACGCGGTTCTTTTTGGTCTCGCACCAGTGGGTATAACGCAGGGTCTTGACGTTGAAAACCTTGGCCACCACGGAACTCAGTTGTTGATCCCATAACGGGCGGCGCGTGGCTCGCGACATCGAGGATTCAGCCTCACCAACGTCGCTGACCTTTACGTCCGTTTCGCTGAGGTGGTATTTACGCATCAACGCCTGCGCCTGGCGCATCGCCGTCGCTGCTTCGTTCTCGTTCGAGCTTTGCGAAAGCGCTAGGCAATGCTTGATCTTGCGGATAGCCCGCTCGAGCTTTTTAGGGTCAATGGTATTTTCGGACATAGTTCATCCTCGCCGGGGTGGCGTGAGTCGTTTAATTGGTTAAGGACAGCCGCCCGCCTGCCGAGGCGTTCAGCCCAATAGGTGAGGGTGGGTTAGGCGAGTCGGACCTTGAAAAAGCACATTGCTTTGCCGCTGTCGAAGCAGTCTTCCAAGCGCTTGAAGGCTTGGTACTTGGCCTGACTAGGCGTTGCTGCCCAGACACGCTCAACGTAGTGCCGAGCGTCTCCGATATCGTGCACAACATCGAACCAGTCGAAGTTTTTGGCCGTGATGACCTGGTATTCCTTGAGAGGCAGCTTCTCTGCCATTTCGCCGTACTGAACCTCGTGCGTAGGGTGGTAGTTTCTGATCCGCTTCTTCGGATCTTCATCCAGCACCACGCCGATGTAGTGGCCGCGATCAGCCAGGATGATGCCGGGCTTGCCGTAGGCGATGACACGACGACCTACCTCGGCGGGCACCTGATAGTGCTGCCGGACGTATGCGCAGTTGTGGACCATGGATTATCTCCAGTCAGGAGCCGCCCTCCGTGTCCGGTGGTGGCAAATAGGTTGGGGGTGAGCTATAGATGATGACCGGCATAGGGCCGGGTCGTGGAGCTTTAGAAATGAGCAATCAGGCGCAAACGGATGCACTGGAACACTTATTGATCGCTGTTTTGAACAGCACTTCAGGGGCGCCAAAAGATTATCTGATAAAAAAGGCCCAAAGTACGCTGTTAGGACGTGACGGTCCTCTCGGGCCAGACCAGAAGTCTGAGGCGGTGAAGTACCTTGAATACATTGCCTCACGCTTACGCTGATTGATGACCTCCGTGTCCGGCGATGGCTATGACGATTTCGTTGATTTCTGTTTATCTGACGCGTCAGTTCCAAGCATTCGGTCCTGCTCGGCAGCGCTGGCGTGCATGAAGTACAGCCCCAGGTTCTGCCAAGCTTCCTGCGGGCTGTTGATTCCGTTGCGCTTCATCGCCGCTGACATGCCGGCCTTCACGCCGGACGCCAAGCTGATGGTTACCTTCTCAATCCCGAGCCTTTCCGCCTCAGCCTTCTTTCGATCCCGGTAGTCTTTGGAGTGCTGCGCCTGGGTCTTCGGCGGACGCTTCATTGCGCGCTTGGCCCTTGCAGCGGGTAGTCGATGTCGAATTCACGAATCAGCCGATTGATCATCGTGTTGCTCATTCCGAGTTCAGCGACGGCGGCCTTCTGCGATATGCCGCGATCGCGTGCGGCTTTGATCCGGACCACGTTCAATGCGTCAGCCACCGGATCGTGTTGATAAGGAATGAGGTTCGAAGCCGGGCTGAACGCCTTGAATTCGAAGCCATGCACGCGAGCCATCTTCCGAAGCCTGTAGATGCTCAGGCTGGTTTCGCGCATGACATCGGTGATCGTCATCGTCTCGGCAAGCTTGCGGACGACTTCGACCTGCTCGGCGCGGGCGTTGCAGCGGTCTTGAATTACGTCTTGGGGCGCTGCGGCCTGCATTGCTTCTTTAGTCCGCCGACGAGGTGCTGGCGGTCGTGCGACCGGCGGGCTCATCCGGCCGTATTTTTTTGCCGCGGGCTTCAGCGGAAAGCCCTTTTTGGTTTCGATCACGCCGCCGTTCGCCAGAAACTCCGCGACTTGCGCTGCCAGCTCTTCGGCTTCCGGCGCTTTTTGCTGAATCGTGCTCAGCTCTGGACTGATCATTAGCTGGCACCGTACAGGGCGAACAACGCGATGCCGGTGGCGATGGCAGCAGTCCAGCGCAGCATGTGAGTGGCGAACGACCGCTGACGTACAGGCTGGGCTTCCAGTTGATCAGCGGCCTTGCAAGCGACGCTGTGGCCGCGATGCACGCCGCATACATTACCTGTCGAGCGCTCGACGATGCCGAACTCGTTATTGCCGTTCGGCACGACCGTGAAGCGCGGTAGAGCTGCCGGGTTCTTGCGGCCGACCTTGTCGTAAAACTCGGCAGTGGAAAGGGTACAGCGTTGGCGCAGGCCTTCGAGGATTGCACGACGCTGGCTGATTGTCTGATGCATATGAGGCTCCTTGACCGCATTGGTCAGATGACAGGCGCGGGTGATCGAACCCAGCCGTGAGACTGGCCTGGCACCTGCCGATGCGGTCGTTGTGGTTTTGAAGGTAGAGGCGAAGTCAAATGCCCGGGCTCGGCTGTAGATTCCAGGTATGGGCTCAAGCTTTCGGTGGATGTATCCTTGGTTCATCACTTCATATCTGTACTGGACAAGAACGTATGCTCTGCGAACCGTGTAAGCTGCTTTTGGCTGCAAACTCTTCAGAGGTGCACACATCTGATATGGACCGCATGGAGCGGTCTGGCATGACATTGCGACATGAGGGGCGTAACGGCCTTCCGCAGACATGCAGGTGTTGCGGTGCAAATTGGATCAGATGGTCGTTCCATTCAAACGCGCATTACGTTGCTTGGGAGTTGGTGGGCGAGTAGTCAGTTAGTGCTTAAACCTAGATGTACTTTTTTCTGCGGCAGTGATTAGCAGATAGCTGCTACCGGCCGGATTTTCTCGGAACCCTTGCGGGTGATCTTCGTTTCGTAAGCACCTCTACGGGGCGCGTCCGGGGCGCGCCGGTCTCGCCTCATTGCCTCGTTGTCGAATACTGCGTGCAGAACGATCACCGACATGAACAACAGGCAAAGCGGGGAAATGATCTGACGGCGCATGGCCTCGGCGATCATCGCTGTCTGGCGATTCACTCCGAGCTTGAACATAGCGACCGACAGCCGCTTGGCCGCATGAGCCAGACCCTGCTTACTTCGTTCTCGGATGCGGAAATCCGCCGGCAGGCAGCGAATTCAGATGTGCGCGACCTGCGCGATGCTCGTTATCCGGGCGTCTACTTCCGGTTTCATCAGAATCGTGAGCGTGGCACCTGGCACTTGGTGGTGGGCAAGAAGTGGGAGAAGATCGCCGGTTTCCCAGAGCTACCTGTGAAAGGTCTGATCAACGCACTGCCGAAGATTCGGGAACGCCTCGCGACTGACCCCAAGGCTTCTGCCGCAGCCGGCACACTGCAGACCGTTGGCCAGTTGCTGGAATGGTTCATGGTTCGCCAGTCCACCGAACGCAGCCTTTCGGCAAAGCGCCGTGCCACGAACACTTCGATTATCACCTGCCACCTCCAGCCGCGCCTGTCCGACCTGCTCATTGCCGATGTGGACCGTTCCACCTTGGACAAGCTGGTCATGTGGCCCATGCAGGCCGAAATGTCGCTCTCCTACGTCCGGTTGATGTGGGGCGTGCTGGTGGTCGCGTTCCGACAGGCCGAAAAGCTGCGCCTGATCGCCCAGAACCCAGTCGCCGGTTTCAAATTCACTGACTTCACCAAGGCCCGCATCCTGCCGAAACCATCGCGGCTGCGGGCCGTTCAGCTGGAAGAGGTGCTTGGTGACCTTGCTGCTGGATTCGACCAGCACCCGCAGGACTGCATGCTGGCCTTGATGATGCTGTGTCACGGCACGCGTGCTGGCGAGACAAGGCAGGCCCGATGGTCGCACCTGACGGTGGGTGAGCAGGGCGAATGGTTCATTCCTGCCGAGAACACCAAGACCCGCTGTGAGCACCGGCTACCGCTGACCCATCAAGCCTGCGCGCTGCTGGAGCGGTATCGGGGCTGGCAGTCGTCGAAGGGCTACAAGGGTGCCTACATGTTCCCGGCTCGCAACCGTGGGCCGATTAGCGACAGCCAGGCATGTGCCGTGTTCGCTCGCCTGGGCAAGGGTGAGTGGACGAGCCACGACCTTCGCAAAGTGGCCCGGACCGGCTGGACTGATCTGGGCGTCGACTTCCTGATCGGCGAGATGTTGGTGAACCACACGCTGACCCGCAACGTGCAGACCTATATCCACACCTCAGCCGAACTGCTCAAGCGTGACGCGCTGAACAAGTGGCACGAATGGTTAGACGGGAAAGGCTTTAACCGCATTCACCGCTCGACCCTGACTAGAAACGAAAATTCGCAGAATGCCGCCGAGGCCAATACCGGCGCGGCTTCCAGCGCGATCACGAATCCATAAAAGGCGAGGTTTAAAAATGGCCGAATTAATCGCAAACGTGTTGTTTACAGGCCAGGTCGCCACGCTGGTTGAGGGTGAGAGCGCCGCCGACAGTAGCCCGATTTATGAATGCAGCGGCCGCCGTTATTCGGCCCCCTTGCGGATTGGCGTTATGGACAAGCACGGCAATCCAGTCCACGGCGAAAACCTTTGGGTGGCATTGAGGGCTATAGCGCCGGAGGCTGATCAGTGAAGATGAGTCACGGGCCATCTTTCCGCGCAGCCCAACTTGACTTGGCTCAGTGCCCGGCCTGCCGAGGCCGTGCTGTGATCAAGGGCGTTTTCCACGAAATGGCATGCGTGCACTGCAACGCTTCGGGTTGGGTCGCCGCCGAGACAGGCGATGCGCTGCCCTTGGAAGAGCTGGTGACGCAGTTGAGCATGCGCCTGCAGGCCGCTGACCGACAGATCGAACAGTTGAAGCGCCAGGATCAGATGACTGGACCTGCCGCCATTTATAACCAGAACAACCGCCGCGGTGCCGGTGGATCGAATTACACAGGGGATTGACCGTGAAAAAACGTACATATGTCGACAAGCCGTTGGGCGATACCGAATACCTGCTGGAAAACTGGGGCTCCTGGCGTATGTCTGGCATGGGCGTACCGCGCTATGTCTCTCCGCTGGCAGCGTTGATGAACCAGTGCGCACCAGAGCCAACTGCAACGAGTTATGTCATCACCGACGACACGGCAATGCTTGTTGATGCAGCTATCGCAAGGCTGATCGCGCGCAACCAGCAGATGGGCGATTTCATCTGGTGGTACTTCGGCTTCAAGTGGACGATGGTCCGAATCGCTGAGTCTCACAAGATGTCGGAGCGGTCCGCGCGCGAAATAATCCGCCAAGGGGTGGCATGGGTTGACGGTGCTTTGGGAGATTTTTGCGCAGCTGCGTAGAAAGTTCTTTCAGGCCTGATAAACACCTGTTTTCATTGCACGGTGTTCAGCTGTACCAGCGCGGCACCACTCATAATTTAGTCCGGCCAAACGCTGGGCTTTTTGTTGGATGTGGTGCCCATGTGTGGCATTGTGATTGCTCAAATCGCGGAGCAAGACGATGACGAAATTTTTTTACAAATCGCCAACGCATATCGAAAGTCCTCGGAAGATGATGACCAGGATCTTAAAAGCTTACGTGGTACCGCTTTGACATTGCGCAAAGAGTTTGCGAAGTACCTTGGTTTGTCCGAAACCAATTCCAATCTAATCGATGAGCAGAATCAGCCCGCTATTGCGATTGGTGTGCTCGATGAGCAAGGCAGATTTAAAAGTGTTACGCGCACGGCTTTTCCTCGAGTATCCAGTTCACAAATCCAATTTGTCATTCGTCTAAACTTCGACCCAGACTCTACTGGTCTTGAGCAGGGCATCCTCTTGTTTCAGCTCCATATGGAGCGATCAGAAACGGGTGTTACAGTTTTTCTCGACGATGAAACATCTTTCGACGTCGGTATTTATGATATGCATCCTTTGTTTGATGAAATGTTTAATCGAGCGATCGCTAAGGCCCGTAGTGCAACGAGGTAATGGCCTTTTGGTGAGTTTATTCACGGCATAACTTTCATCGTTAGCCCAGCGATTGCTGGAGTTTTTTGTTTTGTAGATCCCGAAAGGGTTGAGACCGGATGCGCACCATGCCTGACAAACCAGATACGTGGGCCAGGATCGTGGCGGCCATTTCAAACCCACTGTGGCAGGGCATGATTATGGCCATCGTCGTCTCTCTACTTCGCATCCTCTATGACGCCAAAGAAACCAGCAAACGCCGGATCTTCTTTGAAGCGTTGATCTGCGGTGCCCTCAGCTTGGTTGCTTCAAGCTTGATAGAGTGGATGACATGGCCGCCCAGTCTGTCTGTTGCCGCTGGTGGAACCATCGGCTTTCTCGGCGTTACGGCCATACGCGAGTTGGTGACCCGATTCATTGGCCGCAAGGTGGATTCCGTATGAAGACTATTGCCGCTGCAATCATCATCGGCCTTGTTGCCCTGCTGCTCGTTAGTATCCAGCAGTATCGCGTCATCGCGCTGGAAGGGCAGGTAACGCTGCAAACGAAGTCCGCCAAGGATGCAACCGACGCCAATACCGAAAGCCAGAAGACAATCACCACGCTCCAGGCTGAGGCGAAGCGTAATGCCAACTACCTGGCCGATCTACAGCAGCGCCTCAAGGCCAGCGAAGACAAGGCTCGACAGGCGAGGAAAGACTTTGAAGACCTCAAGCGTAAGAGCCCGGCTGTTCGTAAGTGGGCTGATCAGCCTTTGCCTGACGGTCTGCGCGGCAAGCCCGCGACCAGTGGTGGTAAAGACATGAGTGCCAAGGATGCTAATACCGTCTTGGCGCCTGACCTAATTCAACTCGATTAGGTCAGGATACATGATTTTTTAGTCAAGCTTAAAGTGTAAACTTTCTCACCATGCCGTCGAGGTCGACGGCCAAACCTGACATTTTCTTACTTGCGCTCATTATGTGGTGTGTACCTTTTTCAGTTTCGCCAGATAGGTCTCGAATGCTTATTAAGTTGCGGTCCACCTCCCTTGCTACATAGGCCTGTTCTTCTGAGGCTGTAGCAATTTGCATGTTGCGCTCCTCAATAAGTTGTACGGCGTCCATAATTTCTTGTAATGCTTTACCCGCTTCCTGAGCTATGTCGTACGTAGCATGTGCCTGAGATGTACTTGTTTGCATCGAGCTCACAGCGCCCTTAGTACCTTCTTGGATAGCAATGATCATGCTTTCGATTTTTTTAGTCGATTCCTGCGTGCGTTGGGCTAGCGCACGAACCTCATCAGCTACAACAGCAAAGCCTCTGCCTTGCTCTCCAGCTCGTGCTGCCTCAATGGCAGCGTTCAATGCAAGCAGGTTGGTTTGACCGGCGATCGCTTGAATTACGCTGACGACTTCAGCAATATTCTGGGCCTGGTCCGCAACATCTTGTACTTGTTCTGAGGTAATTTCCACCTGAGAAGTGAGTTGCTTCATAGCGTCCAGTGTCTGAGTCACCTTACTATTTCCAAGTTTTGCCGCGTGACTCGATTCGCGTGCCGACTCAGATGTGGATGTTGCATTCCGTGCCACCTCTTCAACGGCAGCGCTCATCTGGGTAACGGCCGTGGCTGCTTGATCGATTTGGCCGTTTTGCTGTTCTTGAGTTAAACCAGCTTTGTCGGTGACTGTTTGCATCTGCGTGGCTGACGATGTCAGTTCAGCAGAAGAATTCACGATACCCTGAATCGTCTGCCTAAGATTTTCTTGCATTTGTTTGAGGGCTTGCATCAAACCGGCGGCTTCATCTTTTCCAGACACGTTGATGGAGCGATTCAATTCACCTCTAGCTATGGCCTCAGCGACACCCAGGCAATCTCCTATGGGGCTAGACATGCTTTTTGTAAGTCTCCAAGCAAGTAAAATTGTGACCAAAAGGGAAGTGATGACTATAAACAACATGACTTTAAGGCTGTGCTCGTATACGACAGCAGAGTGCTCACCAGATTCTTTCACACCTTCGGAGTTTACATCGCGCAGGGCTGTAAGTTTAATCTGGTAGTTTTTGGCGTTATCTGCTTGAGGACCATTGGCGTACTCAATAGCAGCATCCCGATCTGCTCGGGCGAGTCCAACCAAATGGTCTAACCCGTCAAGGTATTGCTTCATCAGTGTGGACGCTTCTTCAAATCGTGCTTTTTCTTGTTCTTCAGAAATTAAATATCGTCTGTAGTAATCTGTGAGCGTATTGAGTTCATCACGATTTCTTTTTATTGCCTCTGCTGTAGTGTCGAACACTTCGGAGTCTGTCGACGCAAGTAAGCGGATACCTTCCAGTCGAGTATGAAGCAATGCTATCTGAATATCGTCTGCCTTTTGAATGCTAGGTAACCAGTCGTTCTCGAGAGTCTGTTGAGTCGATCTAAGGTCGCGTATTTGCTCGAAGGCAAAGGCGCCCAGTAACAGTACGAAAACCGTAATAATAGAAAAGGCAATAGCTGCTCTGGGAGCTATGCGAAAGGATCTAAAGTTCATGAAGTCATCCCTGTGTAATGTACTGTGAGTTGGGCTTTACGAATGTATCTGCCAGATGGGCTTAAACTTGAGAGGCAATCCATGAAAAACACCTTTGAAGGTCGCAGCCCTTCCCTAGTTTCGCAGCCTTTGCGGCGCCCTTTGTTCCATCGGATTGCTCGGGGGCTGAAGGGCCGTTTTTTTAGCCACAAAAGACCGTTGATACGCTCAGAGTCAACAGAAAGACTGATTTTGCCTGGACTCCTCAGCCTCAGCCTCAGCCTCTGCCTAACGGCCTGCGCGGCAAGTCCGCAGCCAGTGGCGATTAAGACGACATCTGTAAGACTGGAAGCGCCGGAAATGGTCCCGTGTGAGCGGGTAAGTGAAAGCGACGACGAGCTAGCCCTGAATGGCGATCTTTGGGCGTTGAAAAATCGCGTCATCAACCTGCTGGATACCTGTGCTGACCAAGTGGATGCGCAGATACAACGTAGCAAATCAAAGTGATATTCCAAGGAAGCAAACGCTTAAAAAATCGAACGTCTATTCGAGTTTACCAAGCATAATACGGGCTGCGAATTTTCGGCCAAATTAGCGTTCAGAATGGATAGCTCATATAAACGGGTCATGCATTCGTGCTGCGCAACTAATGAGTCATTAAGTTTTTCCAAAAGCCCAACAACTACCGGGTCTTCTGAAGCGTATATAGCCTTCAGCTTTAGGACTGTGTCTGAGAGTATTTGATGGTTATTAATTATTTGGTCCAAGTCGGGCATGGCTCCTCCTGAGCTATCTTGCCAAGCTTCAAAAATCTTATATCGGCACATACTTTCTCGGCTTGAGCGGTTGTCAAGGAATCCCGCCGAACGGTATCAATCTGACCGCAAACAGGTTTCTTGCGGGGGTTGGTGGCGAGATGCATTGGGTGTGCCTTTCGGCGTTAGTAGTTCAAGAAGTGGAGCAAGGTGGCATATGAACGAGCACAGCAACTCATTGCTAAGCCAGATACAAAAGCTGACACCGAGCAAGGGCGATCTACTGGTGATCTACCCAGAGAAACCTATGACAGTCCTTCAGCACGAACGAGTGACCAAGAGCCTTGAGCCATTTGCTCAGCGGATTGGGTGCAACTTGCTGGTAAGTCAACCTGGCATTCAGGTGGCTCTGCAGCCGAACGGTGCTGCGATCCTTGAAGAGATGCGCAAGCAGACAGAACTGCTTCGGCTGATGACAGAGCAACAGACGCTGCTGATCGACGCACTGAGTGAAGAAGAGCCAGAAGACCCTGATGCACCGCCCCAGACTTACCTGGACGGTACACCATGCCGTTGAGGCCGCAGAAACCATGCAATGCCCAGGGCTGCAACACCTTGACCCGCAACCCTAGGTACTGTGACGCCCATAAGGATGTAGGCAAGCAGTTCGAAGTGAAGCAGCGGGAGAAGCAACGCGAGACCAGCAGCCAGCGCGGCTACAGCTACAAGTGGCAACAGGCGCGCAAGGGCTTCTTGGCTAAGCATCCGCTCTGCGTAGAGTGCGAGCGCGTTGGACGTGTCACAGCGTCGACAGACGTTGATCACATCGTTCCTCACAAGGGTGACATGGACCTGTTCTGGGATCGATCCAACTGGCAGGCCATGTGTCATCCATGCCACAGCACGAAGACGGCGGCAGAGGACGGCGGATGGGGCAACACCCAGGCTGCCCGGCCTCGCTGACAGAAACGAGAACGATTCTCGTCAGGCTTCACGAAAATGCACCGATATGGTGCGCGCACCAGTCTGGTGCGGTGGGGGAGGGTCAAAAGTCTGGGCCCTTTCGCTTCTAGACCGCGCCCTCAATCGTTTTTTTACACCCGCGAAATTAAAAATTCTGGAGTTGCGCGATGGGAGGTACCGCCACGGTCGCCGGCCGTGGTCGCAAACCCAAGCCGACCGCCAAGAAAGCACTAGCCGGAAATCCGGGCAAACGCGCGCTGAACAAGGCCGAGCCCGCTTTTTCGAAGATCACAAATGTTGATCCGCCCGAATGGCTCAGCGACCGCGCTTCGTAGATGTGGAAGATGATTGTTCCCGAGCTTCTGCGCGAAAACGTGGTCGCGATAACTGATTTACACAACGTCGAAGCGTTCTGCGTTGCATACGACAACTGGCGGATGGCGCAGGAATCAGTCCAGACCCACGGCATCGTGGTTACTGGTGCCACCGGCGGACCGATGAAAAACCCGGCACTGACCGCCGCGAACGAAACGATGCGGCAAATGGTGACGTTCGGGTCGATGCTCGGCCTTGACCCAGCCAGCCGCACACGTCTGATCGGAGGAAACAAGGAAAAAGAGACCAACGAATTCGCCGAACTATTGAGATCCTGAATGGCCAAGTCCGCCCACCCCAACGTTGATAAAGCGATGGTGTGGGGTAGGTCTCTGCTACGTGGGAAAGTGCCAGCTTGTCGCTACATCCATCAGGCAGTGCAGCGCCATTTCGATGAAATGGCAGCCAGCCGCAAGCGCGGGTTCAGATTCAAGTTCGATCCGGCGAAGGCTGAGAAAAAGCTCAAGCTGATGCAGTTGCTGCCACATACCAAGGGCGAGTGGGCTTTCAAGCGTCAACGCATCACGCTCGAGGGGTGGCAGCTGTTTGGGCTAGCCGTAACGTATGGTTGGGTCAAAAAGAAGGGGGGGCACCGCAGGTTCCGTGAAAGCTATTGGGAAGTGCCGCGCAAGAATGGCAAGTCAGTCGTAGCCGGTGGCGTAGGCATCTGCATGTTCGTTGCTGATGATGAGTACGGCGCCGAAGTCTATTCAGGCGCTACGACCGAGAAGCAGGCATGGGAAGTGTTCAGGCCCGCGAAGCTGATGGTGACCAAGTCGCCCAATCTGATTAAGGCGGCGGGTATTGAGGTCAACGCCTCAAACATGAACGTCCCGTCTGACTTCAGCCGGTTGGTGGCCACGGAGCGCCTGGACACTGCCGCGCTGCCGGGCATGCGTCGGGCCACCATTCGAGATTTGATTGCACCCGGCGAGACTGAGGCGGGCTCCCTTGAGTATGTCCGCGAAACAGGCTTTACAAACAATGCCGCGACCGTACCGGAGGGCTCTGCAAAACCGTATTCCGAAATCGAGACCGCCTTGATCACGGCGTCGGTTCGTACCATCGCCCATCTGTTCAAAGCCTCGCGTCAGATTCTGGATGACGCAAAGGCTTTGCAGAGCTACATCGATGCGCGCGCTCGCTATGGGTTGCTGCTCGCTGAAGAGGCTCAGTTGCTGTACGGCAGCGGTGCCGGTGCAAATCTGCAAGGGCTCGTTCCGGTTGCAAACCAATACGCGTCTCCAGCTGGCTGGACGGTAACCGGCGAGCAGCGCATTGACCGGATTCGCTTGGCCCTTCATCAGTATAGAAACGGCCATGCATCACCTGCACGCAGAATCCGAGGATCAGCTGCTCGTGGAGGAACTTCTGGGCGCGGCGGAGGAGGCTGTTATGCAGTTTTTGCAGCGCCGTTTCTATGCCGATCAGGCTGATCTCGATAAGGTGAAGGCTGAAATCATTCAGCGCACTCAAGCCGCGAGAGCTGCCTACCGGGCTGCGCTGGAGTTGGCCGATGACCCAGAAAACTCTGACATTCGCTGCCGTCTTCGCGAGCGCGCTCGCCAGTCATTGTCTGAAAGCTTTGAGCAGATAGATATGGACGACTTCGGCATTGTGATCAACAAGGCCATACAGGCAGCATGCCTGCTCAAGCTGGGCAACCTCTTCGCCAACCGCGAGGAAGTGGTAATCGGCACTATTGCCTCGGAGCTGCCACTGGCCTCCAAGTCGCTACTTATGCCATACCGCATCGGGATGGGCGTGTAATGCGCGCCGGTCGACTTCGTCATCGCATCACGTTCCAGGCGTTGGGCAGACTGCAGGACCCTAAAACCGGTGAAGAGCTGGAGAGCTGGCAAACGGTTTGGGACAAGGTGCCCGCAGCGGTCGAGCCGCTGAGCGCCAGGGATTTCATTGCTGCCCAGGCCAGCCAGTCGGAGGCCACCGCGCGGATGGTGATCCGCTACCGAGCCGGTGTGCTACCGACGATGCGAATCCTGTACCGGGGGGATACCTACGACATCAAAGGCCCGCCTTTGCCCGATCCAGATTCGGGGCTGGACTATCTCACCATCTTGGTGGCCAAGGGGGTCAACGATGGCTGACTCAGTGGATTTCCAACTGGAGGGTATTGACTCTCTCGTCGGAAAACTCGAATCGATCACTCAGGACATGAAGCGTAAGGGCGGTCGGTCGGCGCTGCGTAAGGCTGCCCAACTGGTGGCCAACAAGATGAAAGAAGGCGCGCAGCGGATAGACGACCCTGAAACAGGCCGATCCATCGCGGACAACGTCGCGCTTCGCTGGAACGGGAAATTGTTCAAGTCGAGCGGTGACCTGGGTTTCCGGGTTGGTGTTCTGCAAGGCGCTGTCCTCAAGAAGGGCGGCGACAAATCTGCGAACGCTGCGACGCCTCATTGGCGCCTCATCGAATTCGGCACTTCAAAAATGCGGGCGGATCCATTCGCGCGAAAAGCCTTGGCCGACAACATAGCCGAGGCAACCAACACATTCATCACTGAATACGAGAAGGCCATTGACCGCGCGATTAAAAGAGCGGCCAAGGCCGCAGGGGTGGCGTGATGTCATATGCACCCATATTCGCGGTATGCGCTGCTGACGCAGGCGTGACGGAACTACTCGGCGTCAGCCCCACCAGGCTCTATCCGTTCGATGATGCACCTGAAGGCGTGGCGAAGCCGTATGCAGTCTGGCAACTCATCACCGGCAGTCCAGAAAACTACCTCGCCGGCCGTCCTGATGCTGACAGCTTCACGCTGCAAGTCGACGTGTATGCCGCCACGGGCAGCGACGCGAGGGCTGTGACAGCTGCAATCAGCAACGCCATTGAGCTGCAAGCTTACGTGGTCCGCTGGGGTGGCGAGAGCAAAGACGCCGAAACAAAGTTGTACCGGTCGAGCTTCGATGTCGACTGGATAGTGCTCAGGTAGTCCCAACCAACTTTTCAGCCCGCCATGTGCGGGTTTTTTTATGCCCGTCATTTGGAGAAAATCATGGCGATTTTGACTCAAGGCACACAGATGTATGCGCTGGTGCCTACAACCGCAGACCCGACAAAGCTGGAGGTAATCGAGGTGGAATGCATTACAGCGTTCAACCCCGGCGGCAACCCAGCAGACCAAGTTGAAATTACGTGCCTGAGTGACAAGGTAAGGCGATACCTGCGCGGCTTGCGTACGCCTGGACAGGCTTCGTTCTCAGTAGACGCTGATCCGAAAAACGCCTCGCACGTCCGGCTTTACCAGCTTTCCGAGGATGACTCGGTCGAAAATACGTCGTGGGTCGTTGGCTGGGCTGATGGCTTCGATATCAAGCCCACCTTAAATGCGGATGGCGATGATTTCGTGTTGCCACCGACACGCACCTGGTTCGTGTTCGACGGCTATGTCGCCGACTTCCCATTCGACTTCGCAGGAAACACAGTCGTGAAGACTGCGGGCACCATCCAGCGCTCCGGCGGCTCCGCCTGGATTCGCAAGTCGGCTAACGCATAAGGCATCGCGATGAAATTAAGTCTTGAAAGCTTGCGCGGCGTCGGTGCGTTTACCGGCCGCCCCGTTGAGAAAGAAATCAGATGGCAGCAGGGCGAAAAGGAAATCGTCGCCACGGTCTACGTCAGGCCGCTTGGGTTTCAGACGGCGATCAACGATGCGCTATCCGCCGCTGGCAAGGTACAGGTTCACGCGGGCCGAATTGCCGCAAGTATCTGCGACGAAGGCCGTGGCTTCGCAGTGGTTGCCGACGAAGTGCGCCTGCTGGCGCAGAACACCGGCAAGTCCACCAAGGAAATCGCCGGGATGATCGAGAAAATTCAGGCGGGTGTACGGGAAACCGTCGAGAGCATGCGTAGCGGCGTTCAGGAAGTGAACGAAGGCGTCGAAATGGCGGGCACCGCCGGTCAAGCGATCATCGAGATTCGCGACAGTTCGGGCAAGGTTCTGCAAGTGGTCGACCAGATATCCTTCGCGCTGCGTGAGCAAACCGCAGCGAGCCAGGATGTCGCACGTAGCGTCGAGCGCTCCGCGCAAATGGCTGAACAGAACAACATATCGGTTCAGGAATTGCTCAAGACCAGCGGCGGCCTGAAGAACCTCGCTACCAGTCTGCAGACGGAAGTGGGCAAGTTTCGGCTTTAA